CATCTTTGTATTTTTGTACTGGCTGTTCTCCTCTAGAATATAATCTTAATGTATGGTATTGATTATAATTAACAGCGTATCCTGGGTCATTAGTTCCATACCTGAAGTTTCTAAACCATTCGCCTTCTATAGCTCTGCCAACTGCTAAACCATAATCTAAGGTAGCTTTCTCTGAATCTGGTACCACCTGATCTGGAAAAGAACTATTGTTAGTTGTGTAAATCATTTATCTATTTTATTAATTTAGAAATTTCTCCATTGTTGTCGTATCTTTTTATACCTAAGTTAACTTTAACTTTAGATCTGTGTGGAACCGGGCGATACTTGTTTTTATTACAAGCCATTATTGCTAGTCCGGAACTTATAGTAGCATCATACTTAGTTCTATTGTTTATGTTAAAACCACTCCAATCTGTAAGTGTTTGTTGAAAATACATATCACCGTAATCTACTTCTAGTCCTCCAACAAATTCCTCTATGTAGCTTTCTATTGCGGCTGCGTGAGCTTGCTTAACATCTTCACTTGAGTTAGGTATTCCACCTATTTCTTTTTCTGTGGTTGATAATTTGTTCCAGATTTTATCTGGTCTATTAATTGAAAAACCTCTATAACCTCTACGTTTAAAATAATATAATAATCTAGGTTTATTATTTTCACACAGTAAAGGCATACCATAAAAAACACAAGCCATTAATACATCTTCAAAGAATATCTCTGCAGTTTCCGGTCTTGATATATATTCTAAAAAAAAAGTGGTTTGGAGGAACATCTTCCATAGAAAATTTTGTTAATCCATGAAGTGCTCCTTTAGAACCGCGACCGTCAACAGTACCACTAATATCATAAGAGTCACACCCGAACGCTCCAACGTGTTCGTTGCCAGGATATTTAAGTCCATTTTTTAATATTACATTATTTTGTAAATTTTTAGGTGGTATCCATGATATTTTAAATCTTCCATTATTGCTTGGAACAAACATTATTCTAGTATCCTTTATACCTTGAGCCCAAACAAAATTACCTTGAGACAAAGACTTGTCATTACCTACATCGTTATTATGATCTATTTGTTCATATATCTTAGTTAAGTTAAATAAACTATTTTTAGTCTCGTCTCTAAAAGCATGATCCTCTGTTCTTGGAAACTGTCTGTAATATTCATTTAAACTGTCTTGATCTTCTTTTAATCCTTCTACTTCATTTTCCCAATGTTGTATTACTCCGATTGTAATCTTAACACCATCTCTTCCTTTCGTTTCACTTGGTGGTTCAATGAATACAGGTAGTCCAAAAGTATCCATGAATCCTTCGTAGTTCCATTCCATAGGGATGAAAAGAGAGTACAAGCCAGAAGATGTTTGTCCGTTTCTATTTCTTTTTGTAACGTTTGAATTGTTGTATAATTTTCTGAAGTTGTCTCCACCTTTATCTAATGCGTTTGAAGTTGAGCCCATCATACACTTGCCTACTATTCTTCGGCCTAGTCTTAGTGTAGTTTTTGTAACTCTCCAGTTGTTTAATATATTGTCTGGTCGTTCCCATTTTCCTGATTCATCGTGTGCTAATATTTTTAATTTCTCACCATCGTAAGAGTTGTCCCCCGTGTTTTTCCAATCAATAGTTGTATCTAAACCTTGTAATTCTTCTAGCTTAACATTGTCATCTAATTTACGTCTAGTAAGTTTTGAAGCTGGGACTCTATACGCCAGTTCGGTTTTAGGACGATCCATACCATCCTGGATCGGCTTGAAAAAAAACGGATAGTTAACGGATATTGGTACAACTTTATCTGTGAACATTTTTTTAGCATCTGCTCCAGATTTTGAAAGGATGCCGAATCTGGCATCTGAAGATATAGTTGCCTGGTTAACAAGCTCTGCCGATGACATAAAGGAGAAACCAGACCGTCTGTTTTTAAGGTAACACATTCCATAACATCTGCTATCGGCTTTACATGCTTCCCAAAAGATGAAGAATAATCTGTTTGCTTCTCTGTAATCAGGTGCTCCGATGTCAATTTTTGACCACTGCAAATACATGTAATGAGTGCCAGTGATGTAAGTAGGCATACCGTTATTAAAAAACCAGTAACCGTCTGATCTACGTTTAAATTCTTCATCTATATAATCGTACCATTTTTCTTTAAAAGCTATAGAATAACTTTCCCAGTCAAATCTGCTTTTTATTTTATCTAATTCTTTTGGGTATTCATGCTTTTCCCAATATTGTTCCTTTTTATTTTCGCTTCGTTTAAAAGGTTCGTCTGCTTTTGGTAAAGCAATACGGAGGTTTTGAATTTCAATGATCTGTCCAATTTGTCCAGTTTTACTAATTACTATAAAGTCGTAATCTTCATTATACCCATATTCCCATTTTTTATATCTATTTTGTTTAGATAATATTTTAGGATTTACAATATCTTTTATCTCTTTCCAAAGAGTTTGATTATAACTCATTTGCTTCTTTTTTCAGCAAATCCTCTAAACTGTTTTAGATCTTGCTCTTTACCCATGCTCTTAAGAGTAGCTTCTTCTTCTTCTATTCTCTGTAGTATTTCAAAAGCATCCATTATACATAACTTCTTTGTTGCGGCTGCATTTTTTAGTCTATCTGCAGAAACATCATCTTCAGTATGAGTTATAATTTTCTCTTCTGCTACTTTAATTAATTCTACTACGGCTTTACGCCCAGCTTGGATTATATTCTTCCTCGTTT